TATAATAATGATGGTTTTACATCAAAAATAATTCAAAAATAAATGGTTTACACAAATTATAACAGTTCATTCCCAGACCAGGTAGTACCTGATTCAGTAAAGAATAGTTATGACTATGGGTTAAGGGTGGCTCAAGCCATTGAGAACGAATGGTTCAGACAAGATATAGGTGGTGATAGATATTTACAAAATTATCAAAATTATCACAGCTTAAGATTATATGCTAGAGGGGAGCAACCTGTTCAAAAATATAAAGATGAATTGTCTATTAATGGCGATTTGTCTTATTTAAATTTAGATTGGAAAATTGTACCAGTTATTCCAAAGTTTGTAGATATTGTAGTGAACGGAATGACGGAAAAAGGTTACAAAATAAAATCTTTTGCTACGGATCCATTTGCACTAAAAGAAAGAACTAAATATGCAGCAAGTATAATGGAAGACATGTATTCCCAATCTTTCGTTGAAAATATTAAACAGTCTACAGGTGCTAATCTTTATAATACTTCTAATCCAGAAAACCTTCCAAAAAGCAAAGAAGAATTAGATTTAGTAATGCAGCTAAATTATAAGCAAGCTGTTGAAATTGCAGAAGAAGAATTAATAGAAAACGTTTTTAATGCTAATAAATATAAAGAAGATCAACGACGTATTGCATATGATCTAGCGGTGCTAGGTATTGGTTGTTCAAAAACAAGTTTTAATTTATCTGAAGGAGTTACTGTTGATTATGTAGATCCCGCTTCAATAGTTTATTCTTATACAGAAGACCCTAACTTTGAAGATTTATATTATGTTGGAGAGGTCAAAAACTTAAGCTTATCAGAAGTTAAAAGACAATTTTCTAATTTAACAGATTCTGAATTAGAAGAAATACAAAAATACAAAGGGCCTTCGCAGTATAGCAATTATGTAAGAAATTTTGCAGGAGGTGATGATAGTAATTTAGTGTCTATATTGTTTTTTGAATATAAAACCTATACTAATCAAGTTTTTAAAATTAAAAGAACTGAGCAAGGTTTAGAAAAAACTATTGAAAAAAATGATTTATTTGATCCGCCAGAAAATGATAATTTTGAAAGAGTTTCTAGAAGTATAGAGGTTTTATATACGGGGGCTAAAGTATTAGGAATGAGTAAAGTTTTAGATTGGAAGTTTGCAGAAAATATGACAAGACCTTTTTCTGATACTACTAAAGTTAATATGAATTATTCTATTTCTGCACCTAGAATGTATAAAGGTAGAGTTGATTCTTTAGTAAATAGAATAACAAGCTTTGCTGACATGATTCAATTAACACATTTAAAGCTACAACAAGTATTGTCTCGCGTAGTTCCAGATGGTGTATATTTAGATATGGATGGACTTGCAGAAGTTGATCTTGGTAATGGCACAAATTACAATCCAGCAGAAGCATTAAATATGTATTTCCAAACTGGTAGTATTGTTGGAAGATCTTTAACTCAAGATGGTGAATTAAACAGAGGTAAAGTACCTATACAAGAATTGCAATCTTCTAGTGGTCTTGCCAAAATTCAAGCTTTAATACAAACTTATCAGTATTACTTACAAATGATAAGAGATACAACTGGATTAAATGAAGCTAGAGACGGAAGTTCTCCAGATAAAAATGCTTTAGTTGGGCTACAAAAAATGGCTGCGGCTAATTCAAATACGGCCACAAGACATATATTAAAGTCTTTAATGTATATAACTATTAAAACTGCAGAAAATATAAGTTTAAGAGTAAACGATGCATTGCAATTTCCGTTAACGCGGGAGTCTTTATTAAGTAGTATAAATACATTTAATGTAGCAACATTAGAAGAAATTGAAAATGTATGTTTACATGACTTTGGAATATTCCTAGAGCTTGAACCAGATGAAGAAGAAAAAGCGCAACTAGAACAAAACATTCAAGTTTCTTTACAGCAAGGCAATATTGATTTAGAAGATGCTATCGATATAAGACAAGTAAACAATCTTAAATTAGCTAATCAACTTTTAAAAGTAAAAAGAACTCAAAAGCAAAAAAGAGATCAAGAGATACAACAAGCTAATATAGCTGCGCAGGGAGAGGCTAATGCAAAAGCTTCTGAAGCTGCGGCCTTGGCAGAAGTTCAAAAAGGACAAGCTTTAGCCGAAACAAAAATGCAATTAGAAAAAGCTAAATCTGATTATGAAATACAAAGAATGGAGCAAGAGGCTTTAATCAAAAAGCAATTGATGGCAGAAGAATTTAATTATCAAATGCAATTAGCTCAAATTCAGGCGCAAGCAACAACAAGAAAAGAACAAGAAATAGAAGATCGTAAAGACGAAAGAGTTAAAATACAAGGCACACAACAATCTGAACTTATAGATCAACGTAAAAATGATTTATTACCAAAAAACTTTGAATCATCAGGTAATGATAATTTAAGTGGGTTTGGTCTAGAACAGTTTGGCCCAAGATAATTTTTATTAATTAATTTTATTATATCATGTCAACAGAAGTAACACAAAAAGTAAAACAAGAGGGGGAATTTAAAATAAAAAGTAAAACCCCCAAATTTAAAAATTTAGGTAAAGTATCTAATGTAACAAAAATAGATCTAAGTAATCTTCCTAAAGAAAAAGAAATTAAAAAAGAAGAAACAGATGCCATTCAAGAATCAAGCACAGAGGAAAGCGTGTTACGCACAGAACAACCCGAAGTGGGATTGCAAGAAGTGGGACAAGTATCCGAAGAAGTCATCGTTGCCGGTGAGGATGCTACGGAAAAAGTAGATACTCCCTTACAACAAGTAGAAGAAATAACAGAAATTGAAACCAATACGCCTATTAAAGTTAAGGATGCCGTTAATACACAACCATTAGCGCCTGAATTACCAGAAGGAGTAAATAAACTTTTAAAGTTTATGGAAGAAACCGGAGGTGATGTGCAAGATTACGCTAGGTTAAATGCTGATTATTCTACTGTAGATAATACTACATTAATTAAAGAATATTATAAACAAACAAAGCCTCATTTAGATTCAGAAGATGTAAGTCTTTTATTAGAAGACTTTAGTTATGACGCAGAATTAGATGAAGACAGAGATATACGCAAAAAGAAACTTGCGTTTAAAGAAGAAGTTGCAAAAGCCAAAAACTTTTTAGAGGACACTAAGAGTAAATATTACGAGGAAATCAAGTTGAGACCTGGTGTAACTCAAGACCAACAAAAAGCTACTGACTTTTTTAACCGATACAAAGAAGACGAACAAGCTAACGAGCTCGTCAGAGAGAACTTTATACAAACTACTAATAATTATTTTGCTAATGATTTCAAAGGTTTTGATTTTAAATTAGGAAATAAAAGTTTTAAGTACAGCGTTAAAGATCCTTCTGTGGTTGCTAACAAGCAGAGAGATTTATCTGAATTCGTAGGGACGTTCCTAAACGAAAATGGAGATATGAAAGATCCTGCTGGTTATCACAAAGCTATTTATGCTGCCAGAAATGCGGATACTATGGCAAGTCATTTTTATGAGCAGGGTAAAACCGATGCTATTAAAGAACAAATTGCTAAATCCAAAAACATTACAACAGAACCTAGGCAAGCGCCTACAGGGGAAATTACTTTTGGTGGTATGAAAGTTAAAGCTATTAGCGGAGTAGACTCTTCAAAACTTAAAATTAAAAACACAAAATTTAAAAACTAATTAATTATGGCAAATGTTACCCCCGCGTTTGGGGCAATTACACCGAGTCAACAACAACAGGCTCTATCAACAAATTATTTACAATTCAATAACCCTGCTGGAGCGAATTTTTCGTCTTTTGCACAACAATATCTTCCTGAGATATATGAGCAAGAAGTAGAGCGTTATGGAAATAGAACTCTTTCTGGATTCCTTCGTATGGTAGGAGCAGAAATGCCTATGACTTCAGATCAAGTTATTTGGTCAGAACAAAATAGATTACACGTTGCTTACAATGCAGTTACTAAAACAGCTGCTAATGACAACATTTTAACTTTTCCACTTGTGGCTGTTGCAGGCCCTACATTTGTAGACAATGTAATTTCAGTACAAGATACTATCGTTATTATGAACCCAAGTAATGGATTAGAAGTAAAAGCTTTAGTTACAGCTAGTGCAGGTTCTAATGCTGCTGGTTCTGCTCTTGGTACAATTACTGTTGCTCCTTATATTGGTGCTAGTGTAGCAACTACTTTAGGTGCGGCTGGAG